ATATATGACATTATGTATACTTCTTAAAGACGATTGGGAATTGTGTGCTAGATGTGTTTGGTAAACCATCAACATTAGTAATTGTAAGCCCTAACTCTGTTGGCCCAGTTATCCAAGCTGGCTGGTATGAATATTTAAATCCTGATGTAATATAATCAGCAGGCATCACACTACTATCTAGATATAATGTAAGTTCAATTCTGCCATTGATATTTGATACTGGATCTACACCTAAGCTATAATCCGGCACAACGCCAACAAACGAAATTTGGGGTGATAGTTTGCAGAATCTAGTTAAGGCAACGCCGTTAAGATATAGTCTATGCTTGGTGTTAGGCTTCAATCCATCAAATGTAATATGTAGGCTTTGACTATTTGGACAGACATAGCCTGCTGTATAATTTGCTCCCGTTCTAGTAGCAAAATAAGAAGACGTATATTGATAGAACAATCCGTCTTGTTCAATATTAGAAACCCAGCCACCATAGATCATTGTAGTTGGTAATGTTGCTGGCAATAGTGCTGGCGTGTCTGGTGACGAAGACGAGGAAATCAATTGTTCCATCAGTCCATAAGTATAAAACACATAACTAGAAGCACCTTCTGAGAATACATCCCCCTTATACACTCTGATGCGAGTATATTTGCCTACACTGCCTTTAGTCCAAGACATTTTATATTGGTCAGCAATAAAATCGCCAACTGGTCCATAGCTTTTGCGCTCTACTGTTGATCCACTATATCCGCTTCTTACCTTAACAAGATCTTGTCTAAAGTGTAAATCAGTCCAAGGTGCAATTTCTTTACCCCAGGTAGTAGGACCTAAATCAACTGTTGGATCAATATATTGAGCAGTTGCTGATGTAGTTATACTAGTCCAAGGCCCGTCAGCTGAAGTGCTTTCGAATATTTCAATTGCAGTTTCTCTACCTTCACAACCCATCCAAAGTTTCTCTGTTTCGGTTGATGTACTATAGATAATAAAGTCATCATAAACATAAGGCGAAAGTTTAGAGTAATTAGTCGATCTTTGTGAATATGCCGTAAAGACATATGCCTGCGTAGTATTAGATGAGTTATTAGAACTTGGCTTGGAAATAATAGTACCAGTCGAAGTATTAGAACTTGAACCAGAAGAAGTATTTGCTATAGGTCCATCAGTCGCACCGGGTTGTGATATCAATGGATGATCTGTATAAGGAATATCAGGCGTACCAGTTGATGGTTTAGTGGTAATATTAATTTCTTTGATAGCAGGTGACAACGAACCATCAATGATAGCCGCAGTATAACCAGGATTATTAATATCAGCATAGTTATAATCATCAAACGCGTCTACAAAGAAGCCAAACTTAAATCTATCAATTGAACTATTAGCAGATGCAGGTATAACCTTCTTCTGCGTCAATGTTTCTTTTAATGTAAATTGATTATAGTATTCTAAGTCAGCAATACGACGCTCTAGCTTGCCAATTTGTTCCATAGTATAGCCGCGTGGCTGTAATACATCTGTCTGGGCACTAGTAAGTCCTGTAGAAACTCTGTATGTATCTACTCTCTGCTTAGTAAACTTCTCATTAGCAATTCTATTATTAAGGAACAGAATAGTATTTGCCGATACCGCTGCTGGGATTGTAGGATATGGTGGAATCGATAGTGTATTAATTGTAATAGCTGATTGTGGTTCTGGCGGCAGTGTGTTAGAACCAGGTGTGCCCTTGACAACATGGAGTTCACCATTTTTATCGACTAGAGCTCTATCAGAACGTCCAACATAATATTCAATAGTACCAGTTAGAATTGAATCTGGTGCGGGGAACTTCTTAACTGTTGTACTAAATCTGCTGGCAGTCGCTGGCTCTGTTGGATTTAATGGCGCACTTACAGGAGCAGTATTTGGCGAAACAGTATTAGCTGACTTAGGTCTAAAGTCAAATTGATCTCTTAGATCATAATAGGTGCCTTTGTTACCATATACTTCTGGAATTTCTAATGTATTCAATGACGAAGCAGAGCTAGATAACGACAAAGTATCATCGATATTATAGCTTGCAATATCCTTTAGACCTTCTGCAGAATCGTCCATGTAGTCAAACTTAACTAGTAGATAGTCTGAAGTTTGTACTGCATAGGTAGCAGATGTCTTATAAAGATATGAGATACCATAATAATCTTCAGTTTGATTGTGATCAACGTAGAAGTATTGGGTTACATCAGTAACGCCAGTATCAGATCCAGTAAAGGTTGCATTAGAACCTAGATATACATTACTAAGTCTAAATGCATCCGAGACACCGAGTGCCCAAGGTCCAGTATTAGAAGTAGCATTATTTGCTAGTCTAAGTCTTACATATCTATCACGTTTAACTGTTTTAGTTACTGGAGTAGTATTTGATGATTTGACATTATAATATACATCAGCAGCAACAGAGCCACTTAGAGTAGCATTGATATTAACTGTAAGGGTATTAGCCGACACATTAGTATTTGCTGTTCTTGTGCTTCTATCAAGTGAGATAGGAATATTCTGTGGGAAGTAAATATAAGCGCCGTTAGCCGCCGCGCCTGCGCTTGGATTAGACTTAGTGAATAATACTGTATTATTAACGATATTATTAACTTGTACAATAGTAGATCCGCCGATACGTAGGAAGTCACCAGATGCTAGGTCTGAAGTAAATGAAGTTGAGGAACCATTTACTTGAGCTGATGTAGTATTACAAGAAACCGTACCCGCAATATTAGCAGAAGAAACGGCATTTGCTAGTGGTATAATGATTAGTTCTTTTTCTTGTGTAGTAGAAAGAGTTCCAGTATAAGGGAACGTTTCGCCACCACTAACCGAAATGACTAGTGTGCCATTAGTTGCAAGACTTAAAGTATTGCTACTAGTTCTATAGATATAAGAAAGATTATTAGCAGCTTTAACAGCTGGATAACCAGCATAATATAGTAATGATGTTAAGTTATTATCTTTTAATACTGCTAGCCCGTTTTCTAGAACTACGTCACAAATGCCTTTATTAGTTCCACTATAGTATATGCTTCTAACTTGTGAGAAGTTCTTACCGGCATTTAATCTAATGTCGAAAAGGTACAATCTATATACTGCATTAGCATCTCCTGGTATACCAGATTCATTAACTACTGATCTAATTCTAGCCGAACCGAGTTGTGTACCCGAAGAGTTAATTGTTGCAAATGAACCAGATGTAATAAAGGTAGCTGCGGTATCATATAAATCAACAGAACCGCCGATTGAGAATGGAAGGTTACCAGCAAACTCATTAACTCTTACATAGTTGCCAAAATTAAGTGACACAATAGCATTGTTAGAAACGATTGTATCTGTACCCTTTTGGACACCAGATAGATAGTTAGTAGTTGTTTCAATTCTTTCGCCATCAATATAAGCTAGACCAGGATCAATCTGAACATTAAATTGTGTTACTTCGTCGCTTAGTAATGCAGGAGATATAGTATTAAGATTAAACTTATCTAATACATAATTACCAGTCGCATCATATGTTCTGCGTGAGATTTCTTTGTCGATAACATTGTAAACAGTTTGTCTATTTTGCTTATATGGTTGTCCGTTACTAAACTCCGCAACATATAAGAAGTCATTATTAGCATCAGCAATAGCTTTATCTAACACAACTAACTTAGGTGTAAGTTTAAGTCTATCAGCACCAGGAGCAGCAAAGTTAGGTTCGCCAATCGCATTATCGAATAACGAAGTGTCTTGGTCTGCATTAACAATTGATTCTAGTGTTTGAAAACCAACCGATACTAAATCCGGAGTATTAGCGTACTTATCAACGACTACTAGGTGATGATCAACAGAAGAGAAATAACCCTTCTGGTAAATAATACCATTGCCTACTGACATAGCATAACCCATGCCAACTGGGCTCATAGATGAGTTAGCAACAGTAATAGTTGAAAGGAAACTCTGAGCAGCTAAGTTAGCTGAAGAAATCTGTCCGGTAGTTGCACCATTAGATGAAATGGACACCTTAGGCAATACATAGTAACCTGAACCCTTAGAAGCAATAACGATACTATCTACTTCACCTAAGGCACCAGTCTTGAGCGTTGCTGAAGCGCCAGAGCCTACAATAGATACAACGTTAGCAATTGAAGCTGGCGCCGCATTGGTAGAAACGATATTGTTATTGACAGTAAATGTCCAAAGCTGGCTATTACCAACCTTAAGATCTGCCGCCTTCGGAGCAATTCCTAAAATTACAACTTGAGTATTTGTCGAAGTATCGACGCTAATGACTTGAGCATTAGCAACGCCGTTATTAATGTAGTCGCCTACATAATAATTGTTAGCAAATGTAGTGCCGCCTGTAGTGTTTTGAATAGCAATAGCAGAGGTAAAAACGATAGTATCAGTATTGGCAAAACCCGAAGAATCATCATAGGAAACTACTCGTTCGATGATGCTATTTGGATCGTAAACAGTTAGTGTCTGGCTTTCGGAGAAAACAGACTCGGCAGTTAATGTACTAGCTACATTAGAATATCCAGTATTAAGATACTTTACATAAAGGGTATTAAGATCTGGTGTAGTTGCTTCATAACCAGAAATTGCAGTAACTACTCGACCAATTAAGGGAGCAACGTTAGCTTGGTTTTTAACATAGTAGTTTAGGTAAGCACCGACATTAACAGGTGTGCCATTAGTTTCAGAATCTTTAATCTTAACATAAGGGAACATACTATGGAAGGTAATATCACAACCATCAATAATAGTACCACGCTTGAAGATATTATCGCCAAAGCGCTCAATTTGCTTTTGGAGAATTGTCTGGAGTTGATTTAATTCGCGAGTTTGAACTGAGACACCTGGTTGAAACAGGATCTTGTAATAATCTTTATCCTCAGAGAAATCATCGAAGTAGGGACTGGTATTTAAGTCAGTTGTAATAGACATTATATACTAGAACTCCAATATAATTTTAATAGTTTCATTTTGATTATTAGCTCTAGAAATTGGGGCGAAGTTTTCGACATAAAGTATTTTTCCGCTTCCTTTTTCTAAATCCCCTTGATAAATGTTATTTATAGTGAATTGAGCATTACTAGTATTTCCAGTAATTGTCCCATGTGTTATTAGTGTATCACTTGAATCATAAATTCTATTAACAGTTTCTGTTACATACATATCTGTATTAGAAATTAATGAATGGAATTTAGCAGTTGGTCTAGTATTAGTATCGCTTGTGTCTTGGTAAACTGTTTCATCTTCTTGAAACGAACCGCTAATTAATGTTCCATTTAAGTGAGTTAATTGAGTAAAGTATGTGAAATTATTAACATTTCTACCATTAATTCCTACTGGAACTGATGCACCTTGATCAATAACACTAGTACAATAAGACGTTTCTCCCACTAATTTTGTTGTTGTATTTGTTAATATATTTATAACCGAAACATTACTTAATGCTATAGTGTTAGAACTGATAGAGTTTACAACGCCCATTCTAGTAGGCGTAACTCGATATACTTTACAATTGGTATTAGAGAACGAACTATTAGTATTTAGAATTAGTGATGTATTGCTAGAAGCAGTGTTAACAGTTGTAAAGATATTATGAACTGTATCTGTTACTAGAACATAATCACCAGTTGCAAATGAATCATTGAATAATGTGCTAGTGCCAGTAACTGTAGTATTAGAAAATACTTGTGCAGTACCAGTTAGTTGGGTTGCCTTATATTGATAAACGGTTTCTCCTTGAGTGAAGCTACCTACCGTTTTAGTATTATCAAAATATACTTGAACATTACTAAATGTTGGGTTCTCTAATAACGAAACTGTTCGGAAATCATTCTTAGTAGTTAATACGCTTTCGTTCTCGATAAACTTAACACTAATACCTGCATACTTAGCACCTAGTTCTGATGCAGGATTCGAACCATGTCCCCCTGATGGCGGAATAATAGGTCTAAGTGAAGTATTTGATGTTACGCCTACCGATGCATTAACTTTAACCGCCGCTGTTGCTGTAATATAACCAACCCCAGAAGAAAGAATTTCCACAGATGAAATTGTATTGCCGGCAGTATTAGAAATTAATGCTCTTGCGATACAATTAGAAGACATTGCTGTACCAGTATCATAAACATAAACATGTGGATAAATTTCATAAGTGTCTGTAGCTAGAATAGTTCCTGTGAACGCATTGTCTAAAACAATAATCTTCTGTCCGCCAGAAATATAATAATCTTGAATAATTCTATATTGGCCAGAACATGCACCAGATGTTACCTTAATACCACAATCATTATAATAATCATTGGTAGTTGATGCCGTAGCGCCTATACCATATAGTAATGGATTACCACTTATTTTAATGTTTGAAGTTGTTTCAAATGAACCAACATTATAATTGTTATATCCAATAGCAGAGGACTCTACTAAGATTACATCAATCGCTCCTCCTACGGCAGAAGATACTACATTAGAATCAACTACCAACGGAATATATGTATTAGAAGAAAATTTAGACATGATGTAGTCATTTGCTGAATACATATACTTCCAAATATATCCATCTTCCGGTGTTTCGAATGTAGTAGTATCTGTACCAGAAGGTTCTACTAATGATGGGGAATTGTTATTATTATAAAGGCACTTATATACAAAAGTAGTCGCGCCTGCATTAACACTAACATATGCTGTATTAGTATACAGATCTGTTGCAATATCGTCATACGCATTTACAACGGTGTTGGCTTGCCATTCGTTTCTAAGAATTAATAGTGATGTATCAGTTGGTTTAACTCGTTTACCAAATATCATATCACTATATGCAGCAATCGAAAGAGCATTAACAGATTCAACTGGTATGTTAATAGTCTGGTCTGAATTACCTTGGTATGGAGTGTGTTTAGAAGCAGTTACATAATATGCATCAACTACGTCAACACCTTCGACGAACTGTGATGCTAAATCTGTTCCCATATTAATAGTAACTAAATTTTTTGTTGACATTCTTTATGCTTCTACCAAATGAGTTATGAAGTGTCCGCTAGTATTTGCGCCACTACTAGTATTATTTGCTATTATATTTATATTGTTTATAATAATATTATGTCCCGATTCGCTAATGCTAGATGGTGTGATGCTAATTGCAGAACCACCTCTTGTAGCTGATAATTTAATACCAGCTGAATTAGCAGACACCACATAATAATTTGAAGAATTGCTTAGTCCCGTTAGTGCGGTATTACCAGTGTTGGTATAATACATTACAACATCGCTATTAACAAACCGATGTCTTGTTAAAGTGATAAAATTAGAATTAACCTTTGTATTTGCATTAAACGATTGTGATAATCTTCTTGGATTAGTTATTAAAGCGACACTAGATGAGTTTGCATTTGCAATATAAGATATAGTATTATTACCAAGGCTTATTAAAGCAGTATTGCCCGCATTAGTATAATACGTAACTTTTTGTCCGGTATTAAATTTCAAACTAGTATTAGCATAAGCATTATTAAAATGAATAATGCCAGAACTTACATCTGAGTTAGCATTAAATTGTGCAGTCTCTTGTAACGATTCATTAATTGATGTTTCTATAATAACATCAATATTAGCAGAACTCTCTGACATAACAGAACCAAAGAACTTAGTACCAGCAACGTGCATTACCTTCTTGAACATTTCCGCATATTTGTTGAGCGGTATCTTTGACATTACATCATATGAGTATTCTTGATAATATTCGCCATCGTGTAACTTAGAAGTGGAACTTAATACACCCTTGTATGTCTTATAGAATCCTTGGCCAATACCAGTACCGTCTAGTATTAATTTAAGCTCACCTGTCTTTGTCCCATCTGCATTTTGGAATAATAGAATATCACCATCACTATAACCTAAACCAGAATCTGTAATTTGAACTTTGGAAACTGAATTGTTAGCAGTAGTTGCATTGGCAGATACAATTGCATTTAGGCCAATTGCTATTGAGTTTGCATCTGGAATAATAGAAGCAATAGTCGCAGTTGCACCAGAAGTAACACCTTTGATAGTGGAACCTACTGTAAACAGATCATTAAACTGAATTCGTTTACCAAATAATACACTAGTATTACTACTCTTAAGAATAGTCTTGGCAGTTGATACTTCGGAATTTAATGTAACTGAAACTGTATTAGCATTTAATCCAGTAGAGATATAACTCTTTAGTGGAATAGAAGTAGTAAATGTACCAGTAACATCTCTAACTTTAATTGTATTAGATGCTACTGTTATTGCGTCTACATAGCCAACGGCAGTTTCGCTCGGATGAGTTCCTTGATATACCGCTTCGCCTAACTGATACCCCGTAGTTGAAGAGACTACTAAGTCGTATTTAGTTACGGTTGTATTAGATTGTAAGATCTTTTCACCAGTCGTAAATGGTCCAGATGCGTCTGTAATATTAAAGACATAATCTCGCTTATTATAACTCGAAACAAATGGTTGCTTTACTAAAGTCTTTGGTGATATATTATAGTTTTCACCTGGGTTAATATTAGTAAGCGAAGTAATTACACCAATGGTAAGCGGATCATAATTAAGGCATGATAGAATAATAGATGATGAATTGCCAGTAGGATTTTTAGCAAAGCCATATTTACTTGCGTTTAATGATAATGACATAAATGTCTGATTAGAACCAATTGTTGGGTAGTTATTGCTGCCTAATAGATCAGTATTAAATAATATAGTTTCTGTTTCAGAAATTCCACCAACTTCGAAGTCTGCTCCTGAGCCTAAACTAACCCCAATACAATTAGCAGTAGTACCATAATCCGATGTGTAAACAAATGCCGAAGCGTCTGTAAAGTTGTTAGATACATTATAAACACCCATATCAACATCTAGCGAAACTAAATTAGCAGTAGTTGCTTTGTTTCTAACTAATAATGGTTGGCTAGGGGTTAATACACCTTTAATATTGTTAGCAGATACAACACCAGAGCCTAATGTAATGGTAGTAGAACTAACATATGCATTGCCTATTTCAGATCCACTAATGGTTTGGTATACTTCATCGCCAACAGACAAACTGTCACTAACTGAAGTAAGATTTAAATTAGCAGTAGTTGGTGTTTTCATTGTGACAGAAGTTGCTGTAGTATTTGTAATACTTACGATATTGGCAGTGATGCTTGCATTTGAAATTAAATAAAGTGTATTGCCTGTTCCAAATGAGGCAGCATTATTAAATCCTATCTGCAATGTTCCGTTAGCATTGGCTAGTGTCCCATTTGCATTAGAAATAATAATACCAAATGCATTATTAACACTTGAGTTACCAATTCTAATTTGCTGACCTGCTAATAGTAATTGATTGTTAGCGGCAGTATCGTAAACAAATGTTGCTCTGTTTTGGACTAATGGTTCTTCTAATTTAAATAGCGAAGGTTGGATTTTAGTTGTCGCTAAAATAGAAGCAGATGTTCCAGTAGAAGTTCCACCTGAACTATTAGTAATCGCTACTGTTGGATTATTAACATAAAAGCCACCGCCGGGATGATTAAGTAATACTGTAATAATACCACCAGTGCTATTAGTAATTAATGAGCCATTAGCATTAGAAAATAACGAGGACACTTTAATTAAATCAGAATTACTATAGCCGGAACCACCAGAAGAGATTGATAGAGTCGAAACACAATTAGTAACTTGAACGTTAGATAAAGTTAATACCTTTTCAGAAACTATAGTTTGTGTTGCATTATTTGCATTAGAACTATTAGCCCAGTTTGTATATCCATAGCCGCCATCGATTAATGTAAAAGCAACAATACCAGTTTCGTTGACTACTTCGGTTACTCGAGCTTTACATTGTGCTCCGTTGCCACCGATAACCGAAATGATGTCACCGACTTCAAATAACGATCCGCCTGAAATGATTTCAGCATATTTAACCGAGCCTAAAATCTTAGGAGAGTCAACATGAACGATATCTGAGTATATTAATTCATCGTGAATAAATTCGCCAGCGATAGATGACAAATAGATCACATGAATTATTGAATTATTAACTTTACGTTTAATATATTTGTCAACAAAAGCAGTAGCACCACTAGTAGCACCTGTAATTTGCTTACCTACTAAATCAATAGTCCTAGAAATGTTTGGTGTGTATATCTCTAGGTATTGTGGTTTAATCCACTTACCGGCAGATAGTTTAAATAAATCATCACCTGGATAATAAACACTAGCACCTGCACCATATACCAGTCTAAAGAACAGATCAATAGAACGTTCGGAACCCTTAGAACGATATAAGTCAAGTGAGTTTTTAATTAGCAATTGTTTGTTAGTGCTAATATCGAATTCGATATTCTTTAAATACTTTTCTTTGAACTTAACAATAAACAAGTCGATTGTTTTGTCAATGTCGCGAATCTTAGGTAAGTTACGAGCAAGGAAGATAGAACCGAGGCGCTTAGTTGTTCCGCCTTTAGTAATATATGCTTCACCGCCAGAAGAGCTAACGATTGGGATAAGGACGTTACAAACGTTATAACAACGAAATGTTTCTATACCATCAACATGTACTAGGATATTAGTGCCTAGGTAGGCGATAATAGTACCGGTTACTGTGTCCTGAGTAACAATATCGCCGATGTTAAAATTAGTAGTATCTGATAGTTCTAGTAGTTGATGGTTAGTTTCTAGCCACTCATAATAAGCACGAATAAAAGTTACAAAATCTTCTCCACCTTCCCTATATAGGGCTGGTAGCATACTATCAATTAATGGAGAAATATTCTGTTCTGTTTCAAACATATTATTGCTTCACTTGATGGACGTTTAACTTGATATCTTCGTGTAGTATGTTTAATATAACATTATTATTAGTAGTAATATCTTTAGAAACTGGGTCGACGTATAGTTTAATGGCTGGACCATTCATATCATCAATAACCAATTCTTCAATTTGAATTAAACCAGTATCATAATTTACTTTGCCAATAGGTTTAATTACTCTATCGTCTAGATACGATGCGATGTTAATATTGCCTCTGCCGTCGTCTCTAAAGTAAACATCGTTGCCGGCATAAACAAAGTGTGTTGAATATACTGTATAATTACCATCTGTTTTGTTTAGGCTAAGATCAAGCGGCAATTTAAAATCTATAATATGTTTCTGACTTGAACCGTTTGTCACTACTATCTTCTTATAGAGTTTAATTTCTGTCTGGTTTGATACCATCGAAATTTGACAATTGTCAATAGCCTGAAGCAATCTAGAATATCTAAATGATTTATTAAACCCATTTAAGTTAGCATTAGCAAATGATATAATGGCCGAAGAAACGATAGTAGAAATGTCAATGGCTGTTAGTCTAGTAATATTAATATTGTAGTTGATATCTGATGTCGCTTGTATATAGATATAGTCTGGTTCAACAAATACAGGATCAATTGATACTGGTGACCTAGCTTTAATAAACTTGTAATAGATATCCTTTTTGCTTTCGGGCAAATAGTCAATATCATTTAGATCGACAGCAACAAACACTTTACCATATTGTGGGGGTGTCATATCTTCACCGCCATAAGCAGAAACTGCATTAACTTCTGTAAAGTTAAGACGCATCAAGGTCTCGTAGTCTTCGGTAGTTATTGCTCGTTCTTGTGTATTAAAATGCCTCGTAGCATTGTATTTAATTGACTCAATCGTTTCACTAACTGTGCCGCCCGCCGCATTACTAACCGCGGAAACAGTAATATTAGATTCACCATCAATAGTAGAATCTGATGTAAATTGGCTGCATCCATTAGGAAGTTCTCCGTTTGAAATTCTATATTCAATAACTACAGTTGAAGCATTCTTTGGCTTTCGTCCAGTAACGCCATCGCCAAATGTAATTTCATATGAGTCATTCTCTGCACCTTGCACGAAAAATACTTTAGATGTACTATTGAGATCAAATAACGAAGTAGCTCTATTATAAGTTAATATCGTAGCACCACCATCTTCAATTACAGTAACATTAAGACTTGACGTATCGATATTTTTATTATTGATAATATATCGTTGAGTAATTTGAGAAAGCGAAGCATATGTATCTGTGACATAATAGCCCTCGAATAAGGTAATACCAGTTTTATTAAATATTACAGTTGAAGAACCTATAGTAAAGTCATCAACAATAATATTCTCACCTGTGCTGAACGTATAGCTCTTAGAACCAAAGTTAGAAGTAAATGTCGTACCTTTAGGTATTACAACCGATCGTTTTGTCATATCGGTAGATACAATAGTAATATCAACTAATGCTTCTGCCGACTTAAATGATCTAGGCGTATAGTTTAATTCTTTGGCGTGTGATACAACACTATCCCGCATTTGAGCAGAGTCAAGGAACATTTCGTTGCCTACCATGTTAAGGTAGAACGAATTAGTAAAGGTATTATATGCTAGAAGGTCGAGCAAAACACTAATATTACTACCATCGAAGTCATAGTCATTAAAGCGATCCTGCGCTCTTAAATACTGCTTGAAGGTATTTCTTATTGTATCAAAGTCTAATGACGTAAGAATAAGACTGGTATTTGCCATTAACGAACTCTATCTAGCGTGATATTAAATGAAACTGGTGCTGGTTTATTTATAATGAAAGCAGAGATGCTTACTCGATACAAATGCTTGTCCTCGTCTGGCTCTACATCAACAGACAGAATTCTTGCTCGTGGCTCGTGCTTTTCGATACACGACATAATCAACGATCTAATCATCTGTGCAGTAGAAGGTAGCATAGGTTCAAACAAAGCATTCTTAATACCAGAACCAATATCAGGTTGGCAAAGCCGTTCCCCTCTATCTGTTAGCAATAAGTTCTTAATTGATCTAATGACAGCATTCTCATTTACGAACCTAACTACATCACCAGATACTGGATGTCTGTTTAGGTTAGTAAGGAAGTCGCTATAGATGTAGCTATTGTTATTTGTTTCTTTAAATCTATCGTGTGCCATTATTGTGGTTGTCCTGAATTATCTGATCCTGCTTTAACCCCAGTGTGAGTATGAGTTGACAGTTTAATGTTGTTTCCTGTAACTTCACCATCAGCTGTAATCGTACCGGTTACCTTTACATTACCATCAACATTAACATCACCTTTGATATCGGAAGTAGGACAGGTTATATTAGCAGTTCCTTCTATTGTAATAGTGATATCGCCTTTAACGTGTCCTGTTTTGTTGCCTTTGGTAATATCATAGTTATCGCCATTAGCTTTAATAACCATTTTCCCTTCTTTACTCATTTCGATATATGTACCACTATTATGATATATATGTAGTCTTTCGTTCTCTGGTGTGTCGTCTATTTCAATTACATGACCTGCTCGACTTTGGATTACTCTATTATGGGGATACTCGGCTGCAAAAGCAGAAGCCGGTTCTGCACCAATTTGTTCTTTTTCGATTGTTTGTTTGCCACGAGCTAGATATGAAAGCGAATGCTTATCATCGTCCATATCTGGAATAATTGGTGTGCTGCCCATAATAATAGGCATTTGCATTTCGTTACCGTCGATAAAGAACCCAACAACTCGTGATTGAATAGTAAGGCTCGGCGTATCACCAACACCGTGGACAGAACCAGAAGTTGGTGGCATTAATACTTGAGCCCAAGGCATATCTTCTGTATTAACAGTATCATGTGAATTTAATACACGAACTTTAACTCTGCCTAGCTTTAGCGGATCGAGAACGTCCTCGACGATGCCGATAAACCATCTAAAATTTTCTTGACCCATTTGTTGCGTTGTCATTATGTTTCTGTTAGACCTCCACGAATTAATTCAAGTGACATAGAGTGTTGTGGTCTATCGGTATTTAATATAGAATGTCTAATTTTACTTACCATATAATTACCAGTATCAATTCTAGCAGTAGTTGTATCATCAGTTAGTGTAGTAGCTTTAGGAAACGAGCATTCAATAATTTCCCCTAAGTCAACACTCGAATCGCCATAAACATAAATATGAGCAATGTTTTGCGCGATGGATTGCGCATAGGCTCTAGATATACTTAACATCTGTGGTCTATCTGTTTGTGGTTTATCAGCTGACGTAGGTACAAATTTATATACAGTTGTGTTCTTGCCATGGTTTTTACTATAAGAAGTTGTATTCATTGCTGAACTATTCTTATCAGCAAATTTAAATTGATCTTGCCCTTGGTTGTCGTTATATTCGATACGTTTGATGTTACCAGTAATCATATCATAGGCATTAACGATATTAGTTAAGCCACCAAACTGAATCTTAGATATTGCATCAGCAAAGGCATGGTGTGCATAGGAAATAATATTGCGTTGTGAAACGGCTTTAGAATTCTCTTTTCTAAC